GATACTGTGGACAAGAAATTGTTTGGCGGTATGAACCGTGGAGAGTTGAACATCTTTGCAGGTGGATCAGGTGCAGGTAAGAGCTTGTTCTTAGCAAACCTAGGTGTGAACTGGGCACTACAAGGCTACAATGTAGTATACCTAACACTTGAACTTAGTGAAGAACTTGTGTCTATGCGTGTGGACTCGATGATCACAGAGATTCCTGCAAGGGATGTTTTTAAACAAATCGATGAAGTTGAACTGCGTGTCAAAGTCATTGGCAAGAAGTCGGGCACCTATCAAGTTAAGTATATGCCCAGTGGCAAGACAGCCAATGATGTTCGCAGTTACTTAAAAGAATATGAAATCAAACTGGGACGCAAAGTTGATATTTTGTTATTGGACTATTTGGATTTGCTCATGCCCATTAGCAAAAAGATCTCAGCAGAAAATTTGTTTATTAAAGACAAGTATGTAAGTGAAGAATTGCGTAACCTAGCAGTGGAAAAACAATGTGTGCTGGTAACTGCGGCACAGTTGAATCGTGGTGCTGTTGAAGAAGTTGAGTTTGATCACAGTCACATTTCAGGCGGACTCTCTAAGATTCAAACAGCTGACAACGTCTTTGGTATCTTTACATCAAGAGCTATGCGTGATCGCGGCAAGTATCAAATACAGTTGATGAAGACTCGTAGCTCCAGTGGCGTAGGCATGAAAATTGACTTGAATTTTGACATTGACACATTGCGCATTACCAACAGTGATGAGCAAAGCGATGACTCTTCAGCGCCCTCTATGAACCGCAGCAGTCAAATTATCAATGATCTCAAACGTGCTAGCACAGTAAGTGACAGAGCACAACCTCGAGAAGGATTTGACCCATTTAACAGCCAGCCCAATGCCGGTAGAGATGATCCTACTGTAGGACAGTCTGCAAAACCACAGGCCAATATTGCCAGCACCAAATTACGTCAGCTGATCAACAACTTGCCCACTGACGATATTTGATTGTAATCATACTTTAACACTGCAATAGATAAGTACAGAATACAAGGCTGCAAAATATGCTGAAAATCATAACTAATTTACAAGATCCACTGACTCAACTGTTGCGAGACGATCCCGTGAGACCCGCAATTCCCTCTGCCAGCAGAATACACGACTATGCTGAAGTGTTTGTATTAATGGAAAATGATCAACCAGCTGCTGTAACTTGTGTGGCCTATGCAGCAGCAGTGCCCACAGAAGAAAGTCAATTGGGTCATGTGGGCATGGAAGTAGCTGTGTTTTATACCATTTGGAGTTATCAGCCGGGTGCGGGTCGAAGATTGATACGTGCTGCTCAACAAGAGATAATGGCCGCTAGACCCACAATCAAACGTTTTGTCACCCTAAGTCCCAAGACTGAAATGGCTCGCAAGTTTCATTTGACCAATGGCGCTAGCATTTTGAGTTGCAATCAAGATACAGTTAATTACGAGTATCTTCCCTGATCCATTGCCCAGCTTGTGCTTTTTGCACAATTGAGTCAAAATCATCGTACAGCAGTTTGAAGCGTAAAAACACACGTTCTTGAGGTTGCCAACCAGCACGATTTTCTCCTTTGACGGGATAGGTGTTGCGCACACCATGTATGGCTTGACTGCGAAACATGCTGGGATGATCTAAACTGTAGTGATAACTGTAGTCCAAATCCCTGGCAAAATCCACATCATACTCGCGAGCACGAGCAAGGGTTTCCCCGGGTGGCACATGATAAAAATCAATGGGAGCAGGATCCTCGGGCAATATGGGCCACATTATGCCCGCACCCATGGCGTGATCAGTATGCGCTTTGAGTTGATATCTAGCGGGATAGATCATGATATCCACATCGTAAGCACCGAATGGGCGAGCAGTGTTAAACAGGTCAGTCAATGGTGCAATTTCAGGTTCATCTTTGATCAGCCGCCCCACAGATTCAAGATCAATGGTCATGCCCGTGACAGTGCCGGTACCTGATCGAAATGCTGTTTGCTTGCCCTGAGGACTGCGAGCATTCATCCAAGCGCCAAAGGGCACTGCCAAATGTCGATGGCGCTGATACCAATCAATTAACAGTGCTCGATCATAACGAACTTCATCAAATATCACATGGTTTTTGAACAGCAGCACGAGTCCTCCCTTGCGCGAAGCGCCAGCGCTAAAAAGCAAATTTTGACACTATTATATACCAACATTATTATTGAAACAGTTTCGAGACCACACTGCTGTAGTAAAATGGCTCTACGGTGGGATTGATTAGATCCATCATAACAGCAGACTTGTTTTCAAAGTTGTAGTGATAGTCAATTGACAGCAAATTGGGATTGTTTGTGGGAAAGCACTGTCGATAACTGTGTGCTCGATCAATTGAAAACCTTAAAGCACAGCTTTCTACGATTTCAATGGCCAATTGCCCGGTAAATTCCAAACGTCTAAAAGTGTCCATAAGATGTTCAGGATAGCGGCACTGTTGATCATCCATGCTGATGTGCAGCAGCTTTCTTGGCTGCGGATTAGTTAGTATGCGATTGAGCAGTCTGGCAGCAGCATGATTGGAAAGATTGATTGAATAGAGCTTGTAGTCTATGGTGTTGATTTCTTGAAAGTTTTGTATCTTTTCTCGAGCAATGCCACGGTCTGGATCTTGACAATTACGGTAGAAATGATTGGCTCCTTGACGATTTAACCATTGATTGTGCTCCAACAGTGCATAGTGATCGTTGTTAGAAGGCACAATAAAAACCCAAGGATCTATCACTATGCTGTGACTGCGAAGACTGTTATCAAAGGGCATACGCTGCCGCCAAGTGGTGGGCCAACCCATGTTTAGTACTGTATCTGACATAGTAGTATATAGCTGACGATAAATAAAAAATGCTGATAAAAGAACTAACAGAACCACAGGCCACAGCGCCCAATAGAGTAGAACCTACAGTGCAAGACGCGGAAACACCAGCGCCAGAAGAAATTAAAGCTGTACAGGATTTGTTGGGCACTATAGATCCACAAAAAGAACAACCACAAACACTGTTAAACAAGCTGAACAGTTGGATCAAACAGTATCCCTTGTTAGACAAGGTAACTGATATTATACCACAGACTCGACTGGTCAAAGCTGTAGCTGCTGCCGCTGAAGCTATAGAAGCTGGAGACAGTAAAACTGCACTGAACGCATTGGCTGGCGCCGTGGGCGGCGGCGTAGCACAGGCAGCACGAGCTGTCAATGTGGGATCAGCGCTGGCACAAGGTGATGTACGATCGGCAGCATTGGCAGCTGGTGGAAATGTGGCAAAAGTGGCAAAAGGTGTGGGAGCAGTGACCAGTTTGGCACAGGGTGATGTTGCCAGTGCCGTGGGCAACGTGAATAAAGGTGCTGGACAAGCTGTAACAGCATTGCAAGCCAAGATGGCACCAAAAACCGCACAGGCCACAGTGACTGCACAGTCACCCGATGAAGTTGAACGGTTAAAGCAGTTGGCCAACGTATAACTAGATAGCTATCATAGAAACAGCCCGAAATGGGTCCTGCAGAGTAAAAAAATTGCTGCGCAAAAAATTATGGTGAAGTACTTATCGTTTCTGGGTGGTGATTTTGCACCAGTAAGTGTTGTATTATAACAACAGTAATAATAATATATAAGCCCCGACCCCACCTCATCGGCCAACCTCATCGCCTCACCGACCACCGACCTTCGACCAAAAAAAATCCCCAACACCGCCTCTATTATAAAGCTGATGTTAGGGATCAAACTGCTAGAGTAGCCTCTCTAGCTAGGGACCAGTTACCGGGAGCGAATCGTTGGCTAGTCATTTGATACAGCGTTGCAGCTCTTAGGCTGCTGCTGTACTGTGTAGAGCTTAGGCCCTACGCATACAAGTAACCTCTGCTACAGCACGCCAGTTGTCAGGCATGCTCTTGCGTAGGTCTGCAATCTTAAGCACAGTGCGCAGACTCAGCTCACGTAGTTGCTTCTTGTTAGCATCCACAAACTCAATAACTTCCTGCTTGCCAGCGTCACTGAACTCATAGTCGTCCAGCATACCGCACTCAGTAACTACTTGATTGATACGCAGGATCTTCTCACGATCAGTGTCAATAGTTAGATCTAGATAGTGGCAACGGCTTTCCAATGCTTCCAAATGGTCTTGTAGCTTCTTACTACGTACATTCTCAAACTTAATATTAGTAATAAAGATGGCGCCGCCGTGGAAGTCAAAGCTGTTGGGCACACCTTCTTGACGCAACAGTCTTGAGTCAGTGTTCCAATGGATAGTACGCTTCTTGCTAGAGTCTAGTGCTGCCTTAAGGATGTTCAAGCTCAAGTCGTCCAACAGTACTGAATCGCAGTCATCGAACACTAGGATTGACTTCTTGTCACTGTACTCATACAGCTTCTTGTAGAGTCCAATGGCTGACATAGCGCCCTTGACCACTTCATACTTCTTCAGCTTCTCGTTCTGTGCTACAGTGGCAAAGACATCGTGCTTAGATAACACTTTCTCTACACCGAAACTTTTGCCTACGCCAGGAGGGCCAGTGACGATCATAGCACGTACATCACCCTTCTTTACAGCGCGGGTCATGTCGTCTAGGATGTTGAATCTAGTGCGCAAACGGTCCAGGATCTCTTGATCTGTTACGCCCGCAAGGTTCTTTTCTTTTTGTGCCAGTTCGAAGCTTTTGACATCGACCTTGCTGGGTTTAGTCACAGTGTCTAGTCCCAAAACTCTATATGCTTTTGCTGTCATTGTTTCGCTCCAATGTTGTTTAAAAGTTAATTATACTGTCAAAAGGGCCTGTTGTCAAGCCCCTTTAGTAGTCAATTAAGCAAACTCTTGTTCTACTTTGGTCAGCATGTTAGCTGGGACACGCCACAGACCGGAGATTGTTTTGACTGTTACATACTTGATGGCCACCTTCATAACCACACCCGTATAGTTCTGTCCGCTTTTGGTTGAGGTAAAATTGACATTGTCACCTACTTTCAGCGTCCATTTGATAGTGTTGGTCAGTTGGCTACGGGCAAACTTCACAGCGTCGATGATGCTGGTGAGTTCAGTGTTGCTGAGGTTGCCTTGGATAATGGCAGTGTTGATCTGCTTTACGTTCATAGTTCGCTCCTATTTGCGTTGTTTAAGT